GTTTTAAGTGCAGGAATTACGTCCGATTTTTCCTTTAATATATAGTAGAGAAATTTATCATTCTTGATATTACTGAGTCCTGAAAAGAGTGTAGAGCGTTGACGATTATATTGATTTAAACGTTAACGCTATACACGGAGAAAAGACGCCGTAAGGACGCCTATCTCGCTAACCTATTTATATACTTCCGTTCCTGCCAAATGAACTTCGCCAACTCATCGCCTCCCACCGTCAACTCCCTACGGTCACAAAAGCGCTCGTTCTTCCGATAAATCGTAAATCGTCCGTCCGGATACTGCATAATCGTAACGGTTCCGCTATTCTTCTCGTCGGCAATCGTTATATAAAATTTAGCGCCGTCCCATTCCGCATGTAAACAAAACGTAAACAGGAAATGCTCGACGTCAACCTTTCGCTTTATCATAGCGTTGCCTCCTTATGCGATCTTCAACTTTGCCAGGTAATTTCGTAATGAACCGCGAATACCCATCGCGACACTTGACGTAATTCATCGCATGATACGGCTTCATATTCGCCAAGTCCTCCGCAGTGAACGGATATAATTCGTCCTTGAGCTCCTTATAGTTATCCTTATCGCAACCGGCGATTAACATATATGACGTATTGGCCGACCGCAGTTCCTTCCGCATATGCGCTAACTGATTGATATAGTGACACGAAATAATCGGTTTGCAGATGAATTTCGCTATTTGCGACAGCTTCGACGTCATAAATTTTTCGCAATTATCCACCTGGTAAATTTCGTCAATGACGATGTTAACTTTGCGTCGTTCCTTCTTATCGCGAATCTTATCGGCGCGAATTTGAAGCGCGAGCCATATCTTCGTAATCCAGTATGTCGTCGCTATGTCGCGCTCGCCTTGCGTTGGAAACTTCGACTCCGGCATCCGGATGCAAATCACCTGATTCTTCTGCATTTCTTCGACGAGGTCGACGTTGGTGTCCATGTCGCGCTTCAGCATTAGTTCCATTTGCGTATTGCGTTTTAGCACGGAAAGCCTGTCGATGATCCCGACGATTAAATTAAGCCTGGTTCCGATAATCGTATCGTCCTTAATTTCGTCGAGCTCCGTTAATGACGTCATATATTCCTCCATAAATTCGTACTGAGCTTTCGGAACGCGTCCGAGGTAATCATGGCGGACATTGTGGTTTTGCAATACACGGAACACGTCGCGAATGCTGCCGGTATTGATAAAGACAACGAGCGCTGCCGCTTCGAGATAACGTTCCATCTTCGGAGACAGTCGGCTCTCATCGACGTTAATCGCATTGATGAGCGCCAGCAGGTTCGCCGTTTGACGCTTGGCATTTTCGTATTGAGCGAATGTATCCTCCGTATGGCCGACCTCGTTATAGCCGAGCCCTTGCAATTTCGCCGGATCGCTGTTATCGATGTTTAGTACTTTATCCTTCGGAAACAATGCCGATATCTCATCGCTCAGCTCGCAGTTCTCGATAAAGTCGAAGATAATTACGCACTCGCCGTTTTCTATCGCATCAATCGAAAGGTTGCCTATTAAGTTCGATTTTCCTGCGCGAGTTGGCCCGATTAGCAACGTCAGCAAATTGCGATAATGCTCGTAGTTGCTAAGATACGCTTTCTGCTTGGCGCCCCGATACGTACTTTCACCGATACACATAACGCCGTTTTGTAAATCCTCCGGCACTTCCGTTTCTTGCGTCTCTACCTTTTCGATAAAGTTGTAGCGTTCGAGTATATCCCGCCCAGCCATTGCGATAAAGTTTTGCGCCTCCTCGTCCCCGACCTTATTAACCTCCGCACCGGCTATCGAGTAGTCCGTAAACTTGAAAGGCTTTCGGAGTGGCTTCGGAGCCAGCCGATTGTCCTCCGTGATGGTCTCGAAGGCTTGCGTCAAACTCCTCGCATTATTCCGCTGCCTTAACCGGTCCTTGCTTTCGCTCATTACGACAATCTCCGAATCTAGCACGGTCGCCGTCGCTTTCTTGCGCGTGGCATCGCTGATTTGCTTGCCTCCGTTTAACGCCTCTACGAGCCCCTCAAAGGCGTTGTATTCTCTGCCCTTACGATTAGTCTTGGCGCCTCCTAGCGCGTCTGATATGTCGTCAAACAGCGCTGAAACAACGCCTACAATCGTCTTAAATGCGTAGCCTGCGCCCATCTTATTACGGTCGGTCGGCAGGTTTCGCTTGACCTTGCGAATGGTTGCTTCGTAGGTGCTTCGCCAGGTAAACTGAGTCGTCGGCATGAAGTTATAGAATACGCCAACCTTATCGCCTTCCTCCATGACGTCGACAACGTTTAGCTTCGAACGGAGCAGGTCGTCATTGCGCCGGTCAGTTGCAAGGCTGAGCGCATTCTCCTTCGTATAGGCGAGCGAATATTTCGTAGCCGACTCGGAAAAACTAGGCAGGTCAGCGACAACCTTCACCGTGATATTCGTCCACGAGTCGCTGATTTTTTCTTTGATGAGCGATAGGTAACTTTGCGGAATGACGAAGTAAAACTCGACTTTCTTCTTTTCGATATAGACGTAGTAGGCGACTTTGGACGCAAGCTCAACGGAGTATTTCGTTCCGAACAGAAACTCGCGACCGAGCGCCTTGATAACTTTTGCGTTTTCCTTGCGGATGTTCTGCATGAGATTTCGATAAATAGATGCGATGGATTTGGCGATTTTATGAGTGGATTGATTGCGGATTGAATTATTAGGAGTAAGGCGAAGGTAAACGTATGACGGCTTGACGACGTTGATATAGTCGGATAATTTTATGCGTTTCATTACGATGCTCCTCCGAATAAGAATTTCAGTAATATATTCGCCGTGATGAGAACGCCGGTCCAGCGCCCGCCATCTTTCCAGCCGGCAACCTTGAGGATTATCATTAGCGCCGATCCGACGAGTGTGCCCGCGAGCAGTAAGTCCTTCAAAGCGTCGAATATGCCGAACAAGATTTCAGTCGTTATATCCGCCACATGGTCCCGAATGGACTCCGTGCTGCCCCAAAATATGCGTGTTAAGGGTCCTTGCGTCGAATGGTTGTTGAATAGCGTGGTCAAAATGCCAGGCGAAACGTGGTCGCCGCTAATACTCACTAGTTGTTCTGCGTGTGACGTCGGATCAACTACGTGGCCGCTTGCGTCCTTCATTCCGAAATGTAAATGCGGGCCGGTCGAGTTGCCGGTATTACCGCTAAGCCCTACGATATCTCCTGCGCTAACATGGTCGCCAATGTGCGCTTTGACTTCGTTCATATGTCCGTAAATCGCTCGCGTACCGTCCGGCATTTGAACCGACAGACCCTTGCCTATTGCGCCCGATCCGTCAAATACTTTGTCAACTACTCCGTCGGCTACCGACCGAAGCGTCGTTCCTTCTGGCATAGCGAGGTCGATTCCAGAGTGTGCCTGGAAATCGCGGACTGGCGAGAGCTCTCCGAATTTTCCTGTTAGTCGGAATTTCATTACTCCCACCCGCCTGGCGCAGTTGTTGTTGTTGCCGAGATATTATTGAATATTTCGCCAATTTTATCCATTCCATACGGTAGCCCTAGCAAAATGAGAAACGTTAGTAGCGATGTTATAAACGTCTTTTTCGCTGATGCGTTATCTCCGTCTCCTAGCGCTTTAATTATATCGATAGCTCCCTTGAAGATAATAACCCACTTTCCGATTTTCACTAACTCTATATAAAGTTTTCGCGCCTCGGCGTCAATCGTACCGGCAGCGAGCGCAGAACTTCCGCTTAATAAAAATATTACCGTAATTCCAGCAACCTTATAAACCGTTCCGTACTTCTTAAAATGACGCTCAACTTTTGCGCTGAATGGCTCCTTTTCCCTGCCGTTCAAAAATTCGCTAATGGACAAATATTCCGTTCTCATATTGGTCAGCTCCCGTCAAACTATTTTTCGGTTAGTAACCGTTTGTACGTGCAATAACTTGAAACTTGGCGCATATGCTGACGTAAGAGCACGTCGGCTTCCTAGCCCCGTTCCGTGCTTATAATTTCATACCGTTTAATTGCGTCATGCTCAGGTTAGTAACCGCCTGGGCTGGCGCTTTTTTTATTGTTCTGACAACGTTTCCTCCTTCCATGTCGCGTTGGATAAGCCGTTTCATATACGCGCTGAAGTTCGGATATTGAGCGACGTACTCCTTCATCTGCATTTGAAACGGGTCGGCCACATTAAAACTTACGGATTTATTAACGATTTTCTTCGCCATTATTAACTACCTCCTAACTGGTTAATAACTTCCTAACTAGTCGGTAACTAGTTAATATACTGTATGGGCGACTGGCTGTCCGTGATACCACAAATTTTGCGTCTGTATAAAAAAAGTTATTTTCGTACATGCTGTAGGTAAAAACGTATGAGGTGACGTAGCTTGTTCGGACTAAATAAACCGCGAAGTAAATTTGGAAAGTGGATGGATAGAAACGATATTGCGCAGAAGGAAGTCGCCGACAGAGCAAAGGTAAGTGAGATGACATTGACGAGGATGTGTAACGAACCGAGCCACAGTCCGCGGATATCTACGTGGGTGAAGGTGCAGCGTGCGTTGAAGTCGATGGGATACGATGTGGATCGCGATAAGTTTTTCGATGTTTAGTGAACGAAGAAAAAGCCCCAACCGCGAAGGTCAGGGCGTTTTTTAATATTGATTGCGCGATAGGTAATCCGTTTTGCCGGAGTCCTCGGGCATTTTAAATTCGTACGATTTCTTTTCGACGAAGCCCGAGGCAGCGACGGACATTAGGCCGGTCGGCGTTGTAACGGCGAGTACGAAAAAGGCGTAAAGCCAGCGATGAGGGTGCGGTGATTCATAGTCAATTGCGTTTATATCGATAACCTTTAGCGAAAAAATAAGATAAATAGCGATAATGATTCCGGTTGCAATAGCGAAATAGCCGGCCCAACGTAATGCGTTTGACATGCGAATCCCTCCGATTAGTAATTATTTCTAATTCTACCGCATGTTGTATATGTATGCAAGGGCAAGCGTTGTTATGCGCCTGCCTTCGTTAAAAATTTCGTTAAGGTCGGACTGTTTCACTATGGTACCTTCGTTGTTGTATCATGATTGTTCCTGAACTAAGTGTGCTATATAGCCATCATTAGTCACTTCTACCTTATGAACCCTATATCGAAAATCTTGTAGGATTAACAAGCATCCCTCGCAGATCTCTCTTCCACTATTCGCTTCATCATCATATAAAAATTTATGATTTATAGTTCCAATCTTTTCATCATTCAAGTATAGCAATATTTCCTTATCCACTGTCACTCCTCCATTCATAAAGATAATTATAAATTAATTTCTGTCCTTTTCAATATGGCAGAAGAAAATTAAACAGAATGCATACACATAACTCTTACGAACTGCTCAAGAGTACTCTAAAGAATTAATGATATTTCTCGCTATGACTTGCATCCCAATATTATTCGGGTGTAATCCGTCTGAGGTTACAACACTCATATCAATACCGCCGAAAACTGCGTAATTGTCAATCATGTCTATATTATTTTCTTTCGCAGTCCGAAAAACTACATCTCGACACCTTTGCATGTTAAAAGAGTATACTGATGTGCTTTCATCGACAGCGGGGTTTGCGCACATCAATATTACACTGGCTAGAGGTGTTATTTTATCCAAGGCAAGCTTTAGATTACTCTTAAACTTATTCATTCCTTTAGGTGTATCTGTCCTTGTTATTCTGTCGTTAGTACCTAATTGAACAAACACATAATTATCTTGTAGACCAACCGCTTCCCCATCACCGAAAGTATTTCCGGCAAGATTGTAAGTCTTATAAGAATTGGTTGTTGCTCCATTAATACCTTGGTTCGTGATGCGAATCTTTTTATTAATGATAATTCCCTCTAATCTCAAAGACCGTGTGCCGGAGGAATAACTTCCACGTTTAGTTCTAATTTCAACAGTTTTATTTCGCACATAGTTGAATGTATGTGTTCGTTGTTGGTTATTTCCTACTACTAAACCATCTACTCCCGCAGCGTTGTTGTATGTTCCGATTAAGACTCCATTAACATAAAGTTCATAATATATTTCACTTCCTGTTGATATTCCAAATGATAAAGTGAAAGAATCCCCAGTGAATGGGAATGTTACACTGTGATAACCTGTGCCGGCCAAGTTTCCGTCAGCAAGTTGTAACTGAAATCCTGTAATTGATGCACTTGTCGCTACTTCTGTTACTGACATAGAGCTGCCAACAGTTGCAAGTGAAAAATCCCCGTCTTTAGGATAAAGAACATGCTGTACAGTATACTCAGCTATTGCTTCTCCGGAAAGAGATGCAGGCCAATTAGATAATACTGGAGTAGCATTAAACGCGTAATTAGCTCCTAAATATCTTTTAAACTCATTAACATACGATGGTGAAGCAAAGTTATCTCTTGGATCAGATAACGTACCATCTCTTGGGTCAAACACTGCGTTTTCCGCTAAAGTCCGTCCCCATGTTATTGAATCGCCGACAAATACAATCCCAGTTATTTGCTCTAACGGATTTGCAAGTGATTCTTTTAATTTTGCAAGCTGACCGCCAAAAATATGACGTTTCGGTACGCCAGAGGCAAAAGTATTGAATAATACTGCAGGACGTGTGGAACCGCTCACTTTAAAAATTCCGTTAAAATAAGCATTTTTTTTAGGGACTGAATCTACAACGTAAGTTTTATTTCCTAAATCCACTACCTGACCTTTAACGCTACTTTCAAAGGAATTAAAAAACGACGTATCATTCGATATTCCATCCGCAACTGCTCCGTATTGTTTTACACTTAAAATCATGTCAGTTTTCTTGGCGCTTTCGACCAAATCCGCCCGTGCTTCGGCATCCACACCGGTACCATTTGTCCGCAAATCGACGAGTATTGCTTCGGTATCAGCAATCGCCTGGTTAATCGACTGCCACTCGTTCGTACTCTCGACTGTCCCGTCGTCTAAAATACCTTTGACCGCTTTATACGAAAACTGGCCCGTCACCGCTACCGTATCCACACCGTAATAAACCATGACCTCAGCGTCGTACTTGCCGTCTATCACGTAGGCTTGCGTATTTAGTACGATTTCACAACTGCCGGCCAGCGCATCCACAACGGTGAAGTCCTGTAGGACGGTAGTCTTATCCGGTTTTTTGACCGCCAAGCGAACGGTCGCTCCCGTTAAGTCAAGCGGATCACCGTCCTGATTAATAAGTAAGTTAATTTTGACCGTTTTCAAATCGTTCGTATTGACGACAAATGCCGGATTTTTTACGTCGTCCTTCGTATCAAGTAATACGTTATATATTTTTTCCACGTTATCACCTCAAAAGAGAGCCCGCGAAGGAGCCCTCTGAATTTATATCCGTCCGCCTATTCGTCTTTAAATCCGGTACCGCTCGTCGGGTTATTTATCACGCCCGCCAACACAAGCACCGTCAATACTGCGTTAACCACTTCGTTATATTTGTCCTCGGCGATAGTGAGCCCGAATGCCTGCGCGACAATTAAGCCGAGCGACGCCACCGCAAGCCATAGTCCGTAATTCTTAAACCGTTTCATTATTTCGTCTCCTCCTTGCGATAATACCAGCCTTTAGATTTCAAAAACGCTTCTAGTTCCGCTAGTCCTTTCGACCCTTCGTTATACCATCCGGTGATAACATTGACTCGGACAGTCGGCTTTTGCGCTACTTTCTTCACCACTTCTTCTAGCTTCGCTTTTGTTTCCGCGCCTACAACGCCATCAACCGTTAACTTTTGATGGGCTTGAAACGATTTGACCGCAACGAACGTTTCTTGCCCGTAGTCTCCATCCGCACCGAACTTTGGAAGCTTCTCGCCAACTTTAAGGAGATATTCTTGCAGTTTCTTTACATCCGCCCCGTTGTCACCAATCTTTAGCACGGACGGTGCTGGCGCCTTTCCTTCCGGTTTAAAACCGACAGGCTGAGCGATAATTTGAGTGCCATAGTTACGGACTTGCTTTAGAAACGCCATTTTATCAATGCCGGTCCCTGGGCACGTTTTCGGTGCATGCTCACGATGGAACATGATTTCCGCACCGCATTCCGTTGTTAAAAAACGCTGGAGTTTAAGCATGGCGTCAAGTTGTGCGCCTTCTAATTTATCTTTTCCGGCATCAAAGTCGCCGAGCATCTCGACCATAAATGCGCCGGTATTATATCCGCTAATTCCTGCCGGAGTCTTGTCAAACGGACGTCCTGTCACGAATGTACCGTCCGGCATAAGCGTGACGTGTTGACCGATATTATCCCATCCGCGAGTCTTTACGTGGTAGTCGTACATACCTTGTTGTAGCGCAAGATGATTCTTTCCGTTGAAATTACTGTGGTTAGGACGCCAAGTGTGGTGGATTTGCGAATATTTGTATTTGCGCCCCTTTAATCGTGCGATTAACTGATCGGCCGTCAATATTTCAAACGCCATTTTATTTCGCTTCCTTCCGTTAATTTTCTGTGGTACAATCTATACTAAGGTCGGCGCCGCAACTTTAAACGTAGCCAACGCAGGGCTGCGGTTGCCGACTGGCTTACCCGAAAACCGCTACGCCCACCGTTGCTAATAAGCCAAGCACGGCGATCATCGTTCCCCAAACCCACTTCGTATTCGCCTTCATATCGCGAATATCCTCGCGATTGTCTTCCGACATTGCCAGCGCTTTATCTGCTTTGGCGTCCGCTTCGTCTGCCACACGTTTAACTTCGCTCATATAATCCATTTTCGTATCGATTCGCACGAGCCATTCGCGCAGTTCCGCAATATCCCTACTTATTGGTTCCGACACTTATTACGCCCTCCTCTCGTTGACAAATAAATTAAACAATGGTTCCGGTTCCGTCTATCCATACGATAGGGTTGATCGCTTTGCACCATATCGGCTTACTAAGCGTAGTATCGAAATATACGGTACCGACAACTGCGTCCGACGGTCGTTCGGCAGTCGTGCCAGTGCGTTGTAATGCCGCAATCTTACTATCCGTTTCATCTGTGGTGTATGCGCCAATTTCAGCCGCAGATGTGGGCGTAGTTGGTACCCAAGCGCCTGCCGACGAATCATACTTTTTAAGCAGATACATCGCTGAATTGGACGTGTCTAACCACAAGGGATTTGTAATGATATCTCTTTCCCACGTAGGCATTTATTCACCGCCGATTAGGTCTTCCCGACCTTTAGAAATTAAATAAGCGTCGATACCTGCTTGGAGGTCCGGGCGCTTTGAAATGACATATTCGTATGTGTATGCTCCGTCTATGATTCTCTGTCCCATATATTCTGCCATCATTACATCCCACCTAAAATCAAATCGTCGAGTGCGCTTTGTATGAGTTCTAATCTTTGCTGTGTTGTCTGACGATTCATCCTTTCTTCTTTTTCTTGAATCAATTGCTGCTGATAAGCTTCATCTTTTACTAATTGGCCGTTTTCTACCTTGAAAATAAACGGATTCTCAAGAACCTCGTGGTCGTTTGAAACGTTCATTTCGATATCTGTTTCGCTTGTCTGAGTGCTCCCAAAACCAATCACTAGACCATCTTTAGTAGATAAATATATTTTCATTTTCCCACTCCTACCATTCTAGAACATATCGAAGAACAACATCGTTTGCATTTATCGCACTCGATGAGTTATTTGCATTGCCTACGAGCGTTGTATCGTTTACTTGAAATTGTTTTACAGTACTTCCCGTGGCTGTGGATGATTGAGTATACGGTATATTGACCAACATAGAGGCGCCGGTGTGTAGTTGAGGATACCGTTTCGGGATTAACGTAAAGACAAAATCCCAGTTATTCGCCGTGTTTGATGGCGACGGGTCGAAGTCACTCCACACCAATATCCAACCATTCCGACAAGCCGCAAGATTTTTCGTAGGATTGACACTTTGTCCGTCCTGTAAAAAAAGAACGCCGCTCCATAACGTATCCTGTGTGATATTTTTCAAATTAAAAACTTCCGCATCCAGTTTATCGGCAGTAGCGTTAAGTTCTTGAAACGTCTGTTCCATTTCATCGCTTATTTGCCATTTATATAAAGAGAGATTCGGAGTAAACTCAGCCATTTATAAAAACCTCCCATGTCTGGGTTAAATCGTAATTTTCCCAAGTATTTTTTACCACGTCCGGTGGCGAAGGACTCTTAAAGATGTTCTCTCCTATTTCGTCCCATCCCGATTCCTTTTTTAACAGTTTTGACTGTAAAGCGCGCATTTCAGGCGAGATATTACTTCGCACCTTCTTGAAATTTCCTAACGTACATTTATCGCGACTTGGATCGCTGAAACACGTTTCCAACTGCCGGACACGCGCCTCTAAATATAGATTGGGCGAAAACGTCTCGTCGATGACGTAAACGGTATCCCCCAACCGAACCGCCTCGTGTTCCATGTTTGCCAATCGCTCAAGCAGCGCTACATCTAATTCGTATGTGATTAGAGGCGTTTTTCGCTTCTGCAACTCCGTCCATGTACGTTTAAGCAAATCCTCTGCGTTAGTCGTATCGTATTGATAAACGCCAAACAGATGCTTCCCCTTAATTCCGTATTTTTGAACCGCATCGGAATCGCCTACCCAATCTTGGCCGAACGGCTTATTAAACGCCTTTCCGTCCACCGTGTAATAAGCGATACTTTTAAACGTAGTTGGTATCCCGTTTTTATCGCCCTTGCCGACGCCTATTAACGCGGTCACAACATCGGTCATATCGATTTTCCGGCGAATGGAATTAATATCTTTTTTATACGTAAACCTCTTCTTCGTATCATTTCCGCGTTGTTCCACCAGGTCAACATACCGCGCAACAATTTCGCCGTTTTTCATTTTGACACGGAAATTCAATTCCGCCGAAAACTTATCCTTTACGTATTGCAACGCCGAGAGGACCGTTTGGTAATCCTCGAAGTAAAAGTTATCAATACCTAAATACTCCGTTGTCCCTCGGACCCACCTTGTGTCGGCTAATACGATATCAAGTATTTGGTTAACGTTTTTAGACATATGATTAACCGGACGTAATATATCGTTGAGCAATTCTAAACCGGCATTCTCTGCGTAAATATATTTGTCGCCCATCTCCGCATGAGTTTCCTCGATTTGAACAACGGTAAACATAACGAGTTCGTTGTCTAAATTCTTGCGGACAATAAAGCCGCCTTCTTCAATTTCGTTAGCCTTTTCGTGATTAGATGGAATGCGAAACTCATACGAAGATGTTCCGGTATCCAAGTCCTCTTTCAATACGTCGTCGTAGTACGGGCAGGAATCCGGACTGCCGTTGTTCGTATAAACCGCTTGCACGCGCTCATGTCGATCGAGTACGTATATCATATCCGCACCTCCTACAAGAACCTTTCCGTAAACTCGGCGGTAAATGTTGCGTTTGGATCATCGGTATTTACTCGTACTTCTGTCGTTCCTTCGTAAACCGGAAAGAACGTGCTCGCTACGTCTACTTCCTGCATGAATGGGTCGCCGTTAAGCCAGACGCTGCTATCGGATAAGTCGACTTCTAATTCGTCACCGGCCTCAAAAAGTACAGGCACATCGATGACCGTATCAGTATTATGCTTAATAACCTGCATATTGGTAACGCGCATTTTCTGAACCACAGGAGTGTTTTCATACTGGGCGAAATGTATTACTACATAAGAGAGGTCAGCCGTTGTGTAGATGCCTTCCTTATCGTAAAACGTCTTTTTGATCGGTTTCTTTTTCTTACCGTTGGAAATACGAGAAACTTCCGCATACCACTTCGTACCGATTCGGGATAACGTGAACTCGCCGTAAAAATCATTGAATGAGCCGACATGTTCTGGGTAGACGGTTTTTGTTCCCCATTTATCAAACACTTTTAGCTTTTTACCCGCTTTCAATGTATCCGTTGTCCGCATCTTATTGAGTGTCGCCAATTCCTTGGCAGACATCTTATGCTTCTTAGCAATGTTAGTCCATGTCGTTAATGCCGTTGTTGCTATATCACTTTTTAGGACTGTGTACGTCTTATAAAGTTTTTGTTTCACTTTTTTACCGGCTGGAGCTTTTGGTTCGGATTCTAAAAAAGTGCTGTTGCCGATGAAAACTTCGGGAATATTAAACTCGTAATTTTTATACGAATCTCTCATGACAAGTTTGCCAATTTTTCCGCCAGATTGATTGAACAAGTAAATCTCTAGTCGTCCAGTTTGGTCGCCGTCTAGCGAAGAATTACCGTCCTGCGAACTGAAATCCAAGCGAGCTTTTACGGTAAAATCTTTAACCAGCTCGGACAAATCCTTTCTGATAGCGGGACCGTGCCACAACTTAGAGCCTGCAGTGCCTGTTCCGTAACTTGCCGCCGCTATTCCATCCGTATCTTTAACAACGACAGAGCCTGCGTTTATTCTTCCCTCATCAAGTGCGGTGTGTGCCGCCCATCCTGAAGTACTTGTCATAGCGTCGTTAATCATGTACTGCGTTTTAGGCAAAACGATTTGGTCCGGCTCATTAGGATTGCCGATTAATATGACGCCATCAGGCGAGATGATACTTGCGAAAGTAGCCTCATGCTGAAAATTAACGGTAAATTTAGGAAAGGTTGTCGTAGTGCCTTCGTTATGAAACGTGAATAAACGATTGACAGGCGTGATGACTTTAGACTCGTTGGCGTATGCGAACGGATCGGGACACAGAAAGGATAACGTACCTTCTCCGACCGTCATAAGACTGTTAACCATATCGGTATCACCTGATAAAATCGCAAAGTAATGCTTATCGTCTTCGTCCGAAATAATTAATTCCGAAGGCTCCTCGATGTCCATGCAGAACGCTAAAAATCTCAGAGTTTCCATGTACGAAGTCGGCGTGTCGGCAACCACTGTTAAATTAATATCAATCTTGCGGACTCCGTAGCGTGCACCCGTGAAATATGCGCCGTGTCTTGCCGGCACGGTTAATAACGAAATTTCACGTGGAGGGAGGATGCTGCGCTGAATATTTTGGATGTAAAAGTATTCGCTCAACTCTACCCCTGCGTATGTTATCGTCCTCAATTCGCTCCCCCCATTCTATTTTTTCTAGCGTTTAAAATGTCGATTTCCTCTTGGTTGTACTTTGCGGTGGCCTTCGCGATTTCGCGTCCATCCACGGCAATACCTACGTTAATCGGACGACTAGATAATGCTTCGATTGCTTGTTTAAGTCCGGCGATATCAGGCGACTTCCCTCCGCTTTGGTTCGTAAGCCCTGCGTCAAGCATTCTGAATAAATTCGATTGTTGCGCTTCTGTGAGTACCATTTCGTTACGCAGTAAACGGACATCAACTTCGTTGTGGTTCGGTGCGTTTGCGAAAAACTGAGCCGCGTTACCACCAACATGTAACTTCCTTGGAAATGTTCCGCCGGTATGGCGATTGAAGTCGGGGTCTACTTTGCCCCGCATCCAAGTGCTGGTCGTATCGCCTCTAGTCTGAACTGTGACCGTTTTCGTGATACCCTTACCGAGCGCATCGTTCATGGCGGCTGCTCTACCGATAATCTCTTCGACTTTTGACTTAGCGCCTTGAAGATTATTGATTTGCGATTGGATTGCGCCAGCGGAGTTTTGATACTCCTGAGTATTGCGCATATTAATCGGCGTCTGATCTTTTAGCGTTTGTTTTTGCTTCTCAAGTTTCGAGATAGCCGAGTTGATTGCGCTGATTTCCGTACCACGTTTTGCGTTGATGCCGACTTGTCGCAATTCGATATCGACCATTTTGCGTTTAACCTCGTCGAGTTTACCGATTTGCGCCTGAACCTTCGCAATCTCTTCCTGCTTTTTAAGGACCGCAGTAGACGCCGTCGACACTTCGTCTTTCATGATTTGATGCTTTTGTTTCTCGATAGCAATACTGTTCATGAGTCGATTTACTTCGCTTGTATTGTGATTTGCTTTAGCCGTCGCTAACTCAGATTCAAGCCCCGCTATGACCTTACGCTGTTCTATTTCCTTCGTATTTAAACCATTCAATTCCGTTTTAAGTGTCTTCTGTTCTGTGAGCAACGTTTTTTCACGGATTAAATTCTTCTCCATACCCGCTTCTGCTTTCGCTTTTTGCGCCTCGAGTTCCAACCGAATCATTTCCATTTGCTGTTCGTTGTACTTTTTCGCTGCGCCTGTATTTTCAAGCAAAACGTTTCCTTGGTTGCTTAGTACCGTATTTGAATTCGGCACTACTTTCAAGATTTCGCCATTCAACCGCACCATCTCGGCAAGTTGCTCGTTTGAAAGACCGGATTTCTCGCGCAGTTTTTCCTGTTCATCTTTAAGCCTGGCGATTACGTTCGGATCAGCCGTCTTAGATATCTCGGAGTTTATATCGACAAATCGACCGAACTCATCGGTTGTCAGTTTAGATGCCGTTTTCAACTCGTTAAACTTATTGATGCTGACGTCTAATGAGTCCGCCTGTTCAAGCATGGCATTTGCGTTATCGAGCGATACTTTTTCCATTTCGTTCTGATGAACGACTACGCCCGCAATTACTCCGCCTAGAATAGATAAAGCCGTAATCGCCGCGCCGGCTGGCGTTAATGCAAACGCTCGAAGTGCTACGCTAAGTTTTGCGATTGAACTTCCGACAAGTAGTATCCCCGTTGTTGCGCCCGCCATCGCTAATCCGACCTTGATTGTTGAGCTGTCGACCTCTCCAAATTTACGAATAAGTTCCGTTGCGAATTTGGTAATATCGGTAAATGCCGGTAGAAATTCTTCGCCAACCGAAATCCCAACACTCTCAATCGTTGACTGAAACTCAGCAAATGCGCCTTTAAGCGTATCTAGTTTAACCTTCGCAACATCGACCGCTTTGACTTTCGACATGGCCGCCCACATATCCTCGACGCCCTTAGCGCCTTCTTTAAATAGAATGGTTCCGGCACGAACCGCATCAGAACCGAACATATCCTTCAATGCTTCTCCGCGTTCTTTAGGATTCAATTTTATTAACGCTTTACGAAGAACGTCTGAAATTTCAGCTAACGATTTAATTTTACCTTCAGCATCGTAAAATTTATTGGAGCCATCCGCCATGGCGATTCCTAATTCGTGCATAGTTTCCCTTGCGCGTTTACCGGACGGGACTAAGTTCATTAACATCGTTTTTAAAGACGTACCAGCGTCGCTGCCTTTTATTCCGTTTTGGGCAAATACCGCAAGTGCTGTCGTAGTGTCTTTAAAGCTTAAACCGACCCCTGACGCAACAGCAGAAACCGCTGATAAACCGAACTTTAATTCGCCGACGTCCGTTGCTGAAGCATTGGCCGCTCCGGCTAAGATGTCCGCAGCCGTAGCTACGTCTAATTGGTCAGCTTTAAAAGCATTAAGCGCAGTACTTGCGATTTCGGCCGCATCAGCCAATTGTAAGTTTCCCGCCACGGCGAGATTAAGCGCGCCTTCTAGTCCGCCATTTAGTATGTCTGTGACAGTTAAACCGGCTTTAATTAACTCCTCGATACCTCCCGCCGCTTCCGTTGCGCTAAATGCCGTTTTGAGGCCCATCTCTTTCGCAAGGTCGCCAAGCTGACTCATTTCGCTTGCAGTAGCGCCTGATACCGATTTTACGTCCGCCATCTTTTGCTCGAAATCAGCCGCCGTTTTCACTGCCGCACCAATGCCGACCGCGAGAGCCGTTCCCATTCCAAGCGCCGCGCTATGAATCAGTTTAATATCTTTACTAACTCTTCGCGCCGACTGACCGGTATTAGTCATCTGAGTACGAGCATCACGCATACTTCGGTTAAACTGATCACTCGAGAGGACGAGGCGTGCACGTATTTCTCCCACATCTGCCATTCAATTACCTCCTTTCTATCCTTTCGCAAACATCCGTAATTCCTCGAATTTATCGCGATTAAAACTTTGCTCTTCCTTAATTCCTACGTCCTTATTAAGTCGGCGAATAAACGCTTTATATTCCGCCTCTTCAAGACTACGATTATTCGTTGCAAGAATAAGGTGAACGTCGGTTAACCGTTCTAAGGCGCTTTGTTTACGCTTAGACTCAAGTACCGCCGGCAAATCGACCATATAGTAGCCGGTTTCCAGTTCGACTTGTGACACGCCTATCGCAACGGAAGCCTCGATTAAGAAGTCATCCATCGTTATCTTTTCGCCTTCCTCCGTTACGGTTGTTTCGGCAGAAGGCTTTTTACGTTTTTTACGACGTCATCTAATCGGTTCCGTTTTACCGTCCTGGCGATGTATTCGAATAATTCATCCACGCCAACGTTTTCCGCAATGTAGTCCGCTTCTACTCCGCTTAAAACTGCTACAATCTGTGCGACTTCCTCGAACGCTATGTCAAGCGCAGCAATAATCGTCGAGTAGAAATCATCAGCAGGCGCCGACAATACTTGCACAACTAAGCCCGGAATCTTATCGACTGTTTCGAATAATTGTCGCCATTTTGCGATTGTTAACTTTTCTATTTTTACGCGCTTCTCTCCGAGCATCATTTCATGTTCGCCAAGCGCCGTTATGTTCGATTTTCGTTTAAACACGGTGGAGCACCTCCGTTAAATTAAAAAGGCGAGCCGCCCGAAGGTGCCCGCCGTGGTTGTTACGCAGTTGTTTCGTCACCAAGGATAAATAGTTCGCCAGTAGTAATGTCCGGATAGCCGACGAAAGTGATATTCACAATTCGCTCATTATCCGCATCATACGTATACTCAGGATCAGCTAATGCGCCAGCCAACGGAATAGTAATCCAATCGTTTGCTGTAGCCGCCGCATCAGTCGGTTTGATAATAAGTTGTTTTGCGGTCGCAAGTAAATCGGCGCCCGCCTGTGATTTAACTACGAGTTTCTTCTTTTCATTCGGAGCAGTTCCGCTCTTCGTGAATGTTGAATTCGGAATAACTTTCGATAATTTCTCAAGATCATGCAATGCGAAAGGAACGGTTACTTCGCAAGTGCGTCCTTTCATAATCGACTTAACCGGAGTATCTCCGTATTGGTCGACGGTAATGTCTTGCTTGTTTGTTGTTGCAGTAAATTTAATTCCGCCCTTAGTGATGTCGAATGTAACTAAATCGACGCCTTCGCCGTACTCGACTTTCGCTGGGCCGATAGGTACGTTAATCCCTGCCATTTATTTTCCCTCCTCAAAATAAAAAAGCGCAGTCGCACCGTTAAGGCCGAACTACGCAATCAAAATTCATACTGTATATTGGTCGATCATTTTCATCGTTTCCGATGTAGATTGGCACGCTATTCATTGCGCGAATGATAACGATGGATTCATCTCCGACCGTAACCTCTCGCAAGTTCATCAGCGACTCATGTAACGTATACGCCCGTGACTCTACTTCCGCTATGTCGCTCGCACTTCCGCGAACAAGTACCTGAAAGGACGGCTGCTTTTTTCCCGTCCACTGACTCGGAGGAAATCCGCCTGTCAACTTAACGACGGCACATACGTCTGGCGCTTGCGTCGAAATTGGAAACGAGTTCGGGTAATAAACGCCAGGGACTCGCGTTTTAATGAACGATATTAATTCGAGTGCTTTCACGTCTAATCACCTACCACATCTTCAATTTCTTCGGCTATCCATCGCATGTACTTTTCCGCTTCACCTTTTAACGGTCGCTCGAGGTATTTGTTGCCGACCTCATATCCGTCCGTTCCTGGCGCTTGTGCCGACAATGGTCCGAGATTATAGTCGTCTTCATGTATCCATATTGCGTAGTTGAATCGCTGTCCGCTACTGTTATCCACGGCGCTAAACGATACTTCACCGACAATTTCTTGCGTACTTTGGCGCACAGTCGCGTGCCCTGAGCGTCTTAAGTCCGCTGAATCAATCGGAGCAATGTCGACCGCAATTCGCTTCAAGTCATCTACGGAGTCCTGCACGCCATTTCTAGCCGCTAGCTTAACTCGAGCAGTCGCCTCCGCCATGTTCGCCACAACGCCTGAAAAGTCGAACTCCAGTCCGTCACTCATACGATTACCTCCGTTAACATCGGCTTACCGCCAACACTGCGCTTTACGTTGATTTCCTTCGGAGTTTTCTCAAATGTTTGCCCGAGTTCGTTTGTAAAGACGATGGTGTCGGTTTCCCGAATGTCGGCGAGTTTGTCGAAGAGAATACGAGCTGTTGCCGTGACTATTTCGCTATTTGTGACGCCCACAGAACGGTATGATTGAAGCGACGTTCCTTCGTCAACTCTACATTTCAGCGTCAAAACTTCGCCAGGCGCCACGTTTCCCCACTCGTCTAAACCTCCGCCCCGCTTGATAATTACGGTCTGTTTCATTGGCAATAGCGCCATCCTACAACACCGTCCATTTCACGCGTTTACCGCCTTGACCGCCGAGTGAGACGCCGTTTTCCTTGCCGATTAAGTCGAGTGCCACCGTAGGAATTAACGACTCAAGCGAATCTTTTCCGCCGTCAAACATGTACGAAATGCCCGCGACTGAGAACTGCTTCACTCCGTTTTGCTTTTGTGCGTTGGTATCATTAAATGCCGTCGCTAAAACGGCCACATATTCATAAACCGCATTGTCCGGGATTGTGTACGTTGGATAAACTCGACTTAGCGTAGCATTAGCCACGTTTAATAGTCGTTGTTTTCTCGCGTCGTCGCTATCCGTCCAATCTTCAATTAGGATCACGTTTGCTTCGATATAAACATCCGCACCAAATACGCTTATTGCCAATTAAATCGCCTCCTATTTACCGGAGGACTTTTTCGCTGGCGCTTTAGGCTTCGGCGCTTCCTCCGCTTTTGGTACCGCATCTACGCGAACAACGTCCGCTAGTTTTTCAAGCACTTCGATTTCCGCTTTGTCTTCTGTCTTGTATTCGCCGTTATAAAACTTGCGAAGTTCATCGCAACAGTAGAATGCTAACTCTGGAAATCTTGACGTAAACTTTGCCACAAATATCACCTCAAAGAAAAAGCCCGCAACCAAACGGCCACGGGCGAGATTGTATTACGATTAAGCTAAATTCTTGATGCGAGCGTGAGCTTTTTCTTGCTTGAATTCAAGAGTATACTCACCAACAAGCGTACCAGTAACGTAGTCACCTTGGTCGCCCATGTACTTGTGGAAGAATTCACGGCCAACTAATGGACGTACAGCCATACGGTTAGTGTCGACAATTAATAATTCCTTAGCATCAAGGTTGTTGTTAAGGACGATTTCGAATTGACCGAAGTCAGAAACGAATTGGTCTACTACTTGACCACGGCTGTTTTCCGCTTGAGTGATGTAAAGCTTGTTGTTGTCAATCGCAGAGATGGCGCGCTTTTGTTTCGCAGGAACCATGATCTTGAAGTTTCCGCCGCTAGCAAATCCGCCTTTTTCGTAGATTGATTGTAGTGAATCGTTTAATAGGGTCGCAGATACCGCGCCAGCTGCAGCGTCAGTTACGTTAGATTGGATGAATGAACGAACACCCGCCATTTGACGAACGTTGCCACTTTCGTATGCAACACCGTTGATTAACGCTTTTTCTAACTGAAGCGCAAGTTCAAGCTGCTTCTTTTGCTTTTCGTATTCGTAAAGGTCGCTGATTCCGTATTGAGTAACCGCTTGAGCAGTTCCGGAAAGTTGTACAGTGTCATCGAAGATTTGAGTCTTGTTAGACTTTTGAGCGCGTGCTTTGTAACGAGCTGCACGAGCGTCAGCACCTTCAACGCCTTCAGAGAACTGGAATTCAACTTTCGCTTGGTCAGCGATAGCTGCAGCCGTAGTTGAAGCATACCCACGTACTACAGTAAGTGTGTTAGTAGCAACGGCAGTAACCTTTAATAATTCGTCAGCAATTTTGATAACGTCGTTTGCACGGAAGATTGATCCGTCAACAACAACAACAGAAGTCGCGACGTTAGTTACAGCGCCGTTAACTTTTGTCTCATCGTTAATCATTTCATCTTCAAACCATTGATGGCTAGTTTGCGTTACTGCTTCTGCGAATCCTAAAAGGTTTAGTAACGGAGTTTGGTGTTGGTTTAATAAAAGAATTTCGTCTACTACTGATACTTGTTTGCCGATTAAATCGGAATTATAAATTTTTGCCATGATTTTGTTTCCTCCATTGTTTTAAAGTTTTTTTTGAATTAAAAAAGACGACCTTTTGGGCCGCCCTGATTACTTACCTAGTTGCGCTTTGAGCGCTGCGTATGCGATTTTGTCTTCGATTTTCTGACTGCGTTTGGCTTTCTCAGCCGCCTCTTTCAGCAACTGTTCGCCAGTTTTTTCCGATGTATCTTTCAGCGAATTGGTAGCTTCGCCGATTGGTCTTTGCGGCTTTTTGACTTCCGCCAAGAAGCTATAATTAGTAACAAGCGCATTCATCACGTCTTCCAAACCTTCTACGCCGTTTTCACCGATATTTACGGCCGATAAAT